AACATCCTTACAAGTCACAGGATTAGTCTTTAAATGTGTAACGGCTGGAACTAGTGGAGGTTCTCAACCTTCTTGGCCTACAGATATAGGAGTTGAAACAACTGATAATACTGTTACTTGGAGGGCAATTAGCAGTGTTTATGCTGATCTTTCTGTTCTTGCTCCAGATGCAATTATCGAACTTTTTGAGTTGCGATTAGATAACACTTTGCATGGAAGTACAAATATTACACGTTGGCATAATGGAATGAATGAAAATATTACAGGGGATATCGAATGGGATGGTGAAGACTATGCTCGTTTCCCAGTTATGGCAGAAGGTTTTGAGATGACTTCACAAGGTTCATTACCACGACCTACCTTGACTGTTTCCAATATAGATGGCTTGATGACAGCACTCTTATTAGATGTTAATCAGACCACTCCACATAATGATTTAACTGGTGCAGAAGTAAGACGTATTCGGACATTGAAAAAATTCCTACCGACAGAAGCTACTTCAGATAGTCACGCTCAATGGCCTGTTGAAATTTGGTATATAGATAGGAAAGCTTCAGAAAATAGAGATGCTATTCAATTTGAATTAGCTTCCAAATTTGATCTTGTTGGACAATATTTACCAAAGAGACAGTTGATTGCAAATGTTTGTCAGTGGGAATATAGGAGTTCTGAATGTAGCTATTCAGGTAGTAATTACTGGGATGCTGAAGACAATTCTACTGGGTCGATTGCTACGGATCGTTGTGGTAAAAGATTAGGTAGTTGCAAGCTAAGATTTGGTCAATATGGCGAATTGCCTTTTGGTTCGTTTCCAAGTCTAGGACTTACAAAATGAATCTAAGTGAATCAATAAAAGAGAAAGCTTTAGCACATGCTAAGGAAGAAGATCCTAAAGAGAGCGTTGGGCTTGTTCATATTGTTAAAGGTCGAGAAAGATATTTTCCTTGCACCAATCAAGCAGATGAACCAGAATTACACTTCTGTCTCGATCCAAATGATTACTTGAAATGTGAAAATCAAGGCGAAATCATAGCAGTGATTCATTCACATCCATCAACAAATCATGAACCAAGTGAAGCGGATAAGGTGGCTTGCGAGAAGAGTAACCTCCCCTGGTTTGTTGTTAATCCTAAGACTGAAAAGTGGGGATATTATGAGCCTTCTGGTTTTATTCTTCCTTATGTTGGTCGTCAATGGTCGCATGGAATTGTAGATTGCTTTACTCTTGCGCGAGACTTTTATAAAAGGGAATTTAATATTGAGTTTTTTGATTACAATCGACAAGATGATTGGTGGTTAAAAGGGGAAGCTTTGTATTTAGATAATTTTGCTAAAGAAGGGATGAGAGAAATTGATATAGAAGAGATTCAGTATGGCGATGCTTTTTTAATGAATATTGAAAGCCCTACTCCCAACCATGCAGCAATTTATCTAGGAGAGAATTTAATTTTACATCACGTTCAAAAACGTTTATCAAGTCGGGACGTATATAAATGGGGGGGCTATTATCATAAGATGACGGCAAAGGTATTAAGACATGAAAGTCGTTAAAGTCTATGGAGCTTTAAAAGAACGTCTTGGAGGTGTTGGAACCTTTGAGTTTGATGTTTTTAATGCGGCTGAAGCTATCAAGGCTTTATGTGCAAACTTTTCAGGTCTTGATAAATGGTTTATTGATAGCGGTGACGATGGAATTGTCTATAAAGTTCTGTTGGGGGAGTCTGAAATTGACGAAGATAATGCAGAACAATTATTCCATCCGTGGAGTGAGCAAGATGTATTTCATATAACACCTGTCCTTGCTGGTTCAGGTGGTGTCGGGCGATTTTTTGCAGGTGTTGCAATGATCGGATTAGTTGTAGCAACAGGTGGAGCGGGTGCGGCTTTAGGTGGATCAGCTTGGGGTTGGGGAGCAGCTAACGCTGCGGCTTGGGCAGCTAAAGGAATTGTTGCTATAGGTGGTTCTTTGATGTTAGGTGGTATTTCTGAGATGATTTCGCCTACACCTAAACCTACTAGTATCAAGCAAGCGAATACACTACAAAGTAATGCTTTTAGCGGGATTACTAATGTAGCGACTCAAGGTGGTGCTGTTCCTATCGTCTACGGAAGGTGCTTTATCGGGAGTGTTGTTCTTAGTTCTGCATTGGATATAGTTGAAGCATGACAAACATTAAAGGTTCAGGTGGAGGAGGATGTTTTGTTGGTTCTACTCGTGTCTCTACGCCTGAAGGATATAAAGAAATTAATGCAATTTTAGAAGGTGATATTGTCTTAAGTTTTGATGATCAAGGGAAAATACATGAAGCAAAAGTATTAAAAGTACATCACCATGAAGAAGAAGAAATTTGGTGGTTTAAATTTTGGGGTGGAGAGTCTTTTACAGCTACACCTAATCATTGGGTATTAAATCAATTTAATGCGTTTGTTGAGGTTGGAACTCTTGAAGAAGATGACTGTGTTATTAACCAAAATAATCATTTAGTTCCGTTAATAGAAAAGAAAAAGATAGGGCTTGGAACTGTTTTCAATTTAACTGTTGAGGGTCAGCATACTTTTATTGCTGAAAATATTAGAGTTCATAATGCAGGGTTAGGTGCGGGTATAAAAGGGAGTGGTGGTGGTGGCGGTGGTGGAAAGGGAGGTGGAGGAAGTTCTCACACTCCAACAGAAGCCGATGACACACTACAAAGTGTTCAGGTTGCAAGAGTATTAGATTTATTATGTGAAGGGCCAATTGAAGGAATAGTAAATGGCGTAAAAGGTATTTATTTGAATGGAACGCCTGTACAAAGTGCAGGTGGGAGTTCTAATTTTACTGGGTATAGTGTTGAGACATTAAATGGCAGTCAAGGGCAGGGTTATATAAGAAATAGTTCTGGTGTAGAAACAGAGAAAAACGTAAATGTTGAAATCACAAATGCCACGTCTGTGATAAGACAGATTACGAATACAGAAGTTGATAGAGTCAGGGTCACGATTAGTATCCCTTCTCTTCGGAAGATTGAAGATGATGGAGACATAATAGGAAACGACGTAAGAATATCTATGTGGACACAATCAAATGGAGGGGGTTATGTAAAAGTCAGATCAGATGAAATTAGAGGTAAAGCTAGTAATTCATATAAAAAAGATTATATGATTACGTTAAGTGGTGCTTTCCCTCATGATATTAAGTTAGTAAGAGATAGTGATGATCTTCAGACGACAAGAGATTCTAGCGCAACTTTTTGGTCTAGTTATACAGAAATAATTGACGAAAAACTTAAATACCCGAACTCTGCATTAGCTTTTTTAAAATTTGACAGCAGAAACTTTAGTGGAGTTCCTGAACGTCGGTACGACGTCAAAGGTTTAAAGGTACGTCTTCCGAGTAATGCAAGTGTTAATTCTATAGGGGCCGTTTCATATTCAGGCACTTGGAACGGGTCTTTTGGATCGGCTCAATGGTGTGCTGATCCAGCTTGGTGTTTATATGATCTTATGACAGATACTCGTTATGGAGCGTCGATTCCAGAGAGTTCAATTGATAAATGGGATTTTTACACAGTCAGCAAATATTGTAATGAGGGAGTACCTGATGGGATAGGAGGGAATGAACCAAGATTCTCTCTTAATTTACATATTGTAACTAGAGATGAAATATTCAATGTCATCAATGAGTTGACTTCTGTCTTTAGAGGCATGGCTTATTATTCTTCTGGTTCATTAGTACTTAATCAAGATAGTCCTTCGGATAGTCAGTATTTACTTGGTCCATCAAATGTAGTTGATGGGAGGTTTGAATATAGTGGGACTTCTCAAAAAGCTAGACATACAACGATAACAGTTAGCTGGCATTCCTATGATAAATTAGGAGAAATTAATCTTGAATATGTAGAGGATGCAGATGCAATCGCAAAATATGGCGTTATTAATAAAGATATAAAAGGTGTAGGTTGTTATTCGCAAGGTCAGGCACATAGATTAGGTAAATGGGCGCTTTTAAGTGAGCAAAATCTTACTGAGACAGTTACGTTCCAAGTAGCAATAGATAGTGGAATAATACTTTCTCCTGGGATGGTAATAGATATTGCAGATCCAGTAAAAAGTGGAAAAAGACGGGCAGGGAGAATTTCTTCTGTTACGTCAACAAGTATTTTTAATGTAGATAGTGATACAGATTTCAGCTCAATAGATTTAGTAAATGATCCTGTATGTTCTATAATTTTGCCTTCGGGATTAGTAGAAAAGAAAGACGTTCAATCAATTAGTGGGACACAGATAACTCTTACAAGTGCATTATCAGAAACACCTCTAGCCCAAGGTGTTTGGATGATAGAAACAAACGATATTCAATATCAACAATTTAGAGTTATTAGTGTTACTGAAGGCAATAAAGGTGTTTATGCTGTTACAGCATTAATGTATAACAGTTCTATTTATGATGCTGTAGATGAAGGAGATGAACTAACTCAAAGAGATATTACAAACCTGACTGTTGTTCCTGAAGCAGTGACGAGCGTGAGTGGCTCAGAATATCTTTATCAAGATGGACAAAATATAAAAACAGCTTTTGATCTTTCTTGGGTTGGGCCACGTCAAGCAGTGACAGAATATAGAATTGGTTATCAACTTAATGATAATAATTGGATCAGAGTTATTACTACTTCACCTTCTTATGTAATAAAAGATTTAAAAGTTGGAACCTTAAGAACTGAGATTCAGGCTTATAATTACCTTGGCTTTGGGAGTCACTTCTCTAACAATACTTTTACTTTATTAGGGAAAACGGCTGTTCCAGAGGATGTTACTAATTTAACTTTTGAAGATATTAGCCCAAACTCAGGAAGACTTAGATGGGATCAGACAACCGCTCTTGATGTAAAAGTTGCCGGAAAGATTCACATTAGGCATTCAAGTTTGACTGATGGAAGTGGAACTTGGAATAACTCAGTTGATCTCATTGATGCTATTGCAGGTGCTTCTACAGAGGTCATAATTCCTAAACTAACGGGAGAAACATTAGTCAAATTTGCAGATGATTCTGGAAACTTCAGCACAAATGCCACAAGCATTGTTATTCAAACACCCGCACAAAAAGCAGAAACATTACTAGTTAAGAATCAAAGGGAAGACCAAATTAGTCCGACTCCATTTACAGGAAGTAAGACAAATACGGAGTATGACGCTGGTCTTGATGCTCTTCAGTTAACTTCAAGCGGTGGAAATATAAATGCTACAGGTTCTTATACTTTTGCTGATACTTTAGATTTAGGTGGTGTCTTTGCTTTAGATGTTCAACGCTATTTTGTAACTAGAGGAGTAAGACCAAGCGATTTAATTGATGTTTGGCCTGATATTGATGCAAGATCCGATTGGGATGGAACAGTAATAGATGATGTAAATGCTTCTCTTTCTATTCGTGCAACGAATGATAACCCCAGCAGTTCCCCAACCTGGGGTAGTTGGGTTTCACTTAAGAATGGAACGTTTAGTGGTAGAGGCTTCCAGGTCAAAACAGATTTAACAAGTGCAGATACAACAGAGAATATTTTAATTGATCAATTAGGGTATGAAGCAAGATTTGATCAAAGGACTGAACATAGTAATGGAGTCGTTGCAAGTACTACTTCTGCTAAAACAATTACATTCACAAAGCCTTTCTGGACTGGGACTTCGGCTTTAGGTGGAAGTACAACAGCTTATCTACCAAGCGTTTCTGTTATTGTTCATGGACTTTCTAGTGGTGACTATATAGACATGGGAACTGTTACAGGAACGCAATTTACTGTAACCTTGAAGAACTCAAGTGGCTCCGCTATTAACAAGAATTTCTCTTGGACCGCTGTCGGTTATGGCAGAGGGGCTTAAACTAATGATGAATTGGAGGTAGAAAAATTTCCCAACACGACTATGTCATCTCAAATTCTTCAGGTTCGGCGGTCCGTAGTGACCTTAATGATGCTCTTGGTGCAATCCAATCGCTGAACTCTGGCTCATCAGCGCCCTCCAGCACTGTGGCTTATATGTTGTGGCTAGATACCAGCAATAATCTTCTCAAAATGAGGAACGGAGCCAATAATGCGTGGCTAGATATAGGAGCAAGTAATGCAGCAAATTTAGGTCTTGCTTTACTAGCTGGAGCTACATTTACAGGCGAAGTTATATTTAATTCCACTGGATCAATCCAGTTACCGTCAGGAACTACAGCACAAAGACCAGGATCTCCTACAAATGGTGATCTGAGATATAACAATACTGATCATGAAGTAGAAGCGTATAAAAACGGAACTTGGTTAAATGTCGGATCAGGTCAAGGAGCAACAGGAGGAAATAATGGTCAGAATGCTATTTTTTGGGAGAATGAACTAACTGTGACTCACGATTATTCAATAACCGCATCAAGAGGTGTTGGTAGCTTCGGCGAGATAGTGATAAATTCAGGTGTAACGGTTACAATACCTTCAACGTCATCATGGACAATAGTTTGACATGGCAGTAACGATTAACGGTTCAACAGGAATAGCATCAGTTGATGGATCGGCTGGTACTCCATCAGTTCGCGGTACTGACTCAAACAATGGTGTTTACTACGGCACTGATAATATTTATTTTTCTACGGCTGGAACTGAAAGAAGCCGAATAACTGATGCAGGGAAAATATTTATGGGTACTACTTCAACCTCATACAGTGAGACTTATAGCTTTAAAAATCATATTGACAATAACGGATGGTATATCAATCAAAACGGCTCAAATGATTATTCAGGAATAATATGTCGGCACGGTAGAGGATTAAGTGGTTATAGCGGTAATATGTTTAACTTTAAGCGTAACGATGGTACTACTGTTGGAACTATAGCAATTGGTGCGTCTACTACAGCATATAACACATCTTCTGATTATCGCCTAAAAGAAAATCAAGTAACTATCGCTAATGCTGCTACGAAAGTTAAACAATTAAAACCGTATGAATTTAACTTTAAAGACGATCCTGATTATAAACATTTAGGATTTTTTGCACATGAAGTAGCAACAATTATACCCAATGGAGTCGTTACTGGTACTAAAGATGCAGTAGAAAAAGACGGATCAATAAAAGCACAAAGTGTAGACTATGGAAGATTAACTCCAATTCTTACGGCTGCATTACAAGAAGCACTTGCTAAGATCGAGGTATTAGAGACTAAAGTTGCTGCATTGGAGGCCGGTTAAATGGGAGCAATTAAATTACCTCATGCTTCTGGGAATAGCATGAGCATCGCCGCTCCTGCTTCAAACCCAAGCGGACATTTAGAAATAAAAGTACCTGCAACTATCGGTTCAGCAAAACAAGTTTTAAGAAATAGTTCTACGGCTGGAACACTTGAATTTGGAAATGGGTATGGTGAACAATTAGCAAATGTAACTTCAGCAAGTACGGTTAGTAATATCACACATGACAGCTTAGATACTTCTATCTATAGAGGGTTTCACTTGATCGGTTCGTTTATGCCTGTAACTGATGATATCGCTCTGAACTTCTACTGGCGCTCTGGTGGATCGGATTGTGTAGCTGATAAGTATGGACTCGGTCAATTCCTTGTTTATCCTACTGATAATGAAGCAACAAATGCTGCCCAAAATCAAGGCCGGCTTCAACTGCTAGGGAACGCTGGAAATGCAACGAGAGAAGGTTGGAGAATAAGTTTATTTATTTTTCCTCATCGTAGCGGTGATCCGATTGATGGAACTAGTTTTTGTAGTTGGCAAGGTTGTTATCGCAGTAGTGGTCACGATATAAGGAGTGTATACGGAAATGGCGATTATGATGTAGCTAATATTTATCCTGATGGGTTTAAACTACAGGCCCATTCTGGAAGCTTAGCCGATCAGAATTATGTCCTTTATGGATTACTCCGATGACCAGATACCATTTAATTAACGGCAATAGAGTTGCCTTCACAGCAGCCGAAGAAACTGCAAGGGATGCCGAAGAAGCAGCAGTCGCGGCTGAGAAAACTGCTAATGGTTATAAATCGACGAGAAAAGAGTCTTATCCTTCTTTGTCCGAACAATTAGATATGCAATATTGGGACAAAAAGAATGGGACAACAACTTGGGTCGATGCTATTGCTAAAGTTAAGTCAGATAATCCTAAGCCATGAGTACACTTATTGTCGGCACAGTTAAGAGTAGCGGTTCAGGCGCTCCTACAATTCAAAATACTTCTGGAACTGAGATCGGTCAGTTTGCAGGAGGTTGGACAACTTTTAACGGTTCAAGTTTTGGTGATCGAGCTAGTTTCAATGTAAGTAGTTTGAACGATAGTGGGGTTGGTAATTATGGAGTTTTTTGGCAAAACGACTTTTCAGGGGCGAATGATTATTGCGTCGTGGCAAGTACTCAACAAGATGGATCTGTAAACGGTAGTAATAATTTAATCGGTATTCATTCAAATAACGGGGGTGGCAAAATATCACCTGCGGCAGGAGAATGTAGAGTTTGTGTTGTTCATCCGGCTAACAATGTTAATCAGGATGCCGACTATGTTTCTGTTGTTGCTTTTGGAGTTTAACGATGTCTACTAAAGTTGTTGTTTGGACTAATTCAGATGGGATGTTAAATGTCACCTATCCTATCGGGGATTCAGTTGAAACTGTTCAAAAGAAAGTAGTGCCTGAGGGTATTACCTCTTATATTGTTGACAAATCAACCGTTCCTACAGACCGATCTTTTCGGAATGCCTGGACTTATACGGAGTAACTAATTATGGGATTCGGTATTGACATGGCGAAAGCCAAGGAAATTCATAAAGAAAATATCAGACAAGCAAGAACTCCAAAGCTTGCCGAACTTGATATTGAATTTCAAAAAGCACAGGAAGCAAGCGCAAGTACCACAGACATTGTTGCGAAGAAACAGGCATTAAGGGATGCTCCAGCCGACTCGGCAATTGCTAGTGCATCTGATGAAGCAGCTTTGAAATCACAATGGAATACGAGTATTCTAGGAACAAGTCCATATAGTTAAAAATGGCAATAGCACCTGGCACTTATGACATGACGATCCAAAGAAGATCGGATCATAGTGTTTCTGTCACATTGAAAGATTCAAGTAATGCAGCAATAAATTTGGGAGGCTACACAATAGCCTCGCAAGTTTGGAATCCTGATAGAAGCGTTAAAGCTGCTGATGTAACTTGTACTGTTACAAGCTCAACAGGAGGAGCCTTTGATTGGAAATTAACAGATACTCAAACAGCATTACTTACTCTTGATGAATATAAATATGATGTCCGTTTAACTAATGGAGCCGGACTGCATGAATACTGGATAGAAGGTACTATTTATATGGACCAAGGATACACTGCATGACTACAGTAAATATCACAACCAATAAGAACACTGTAACTGTTGACGAAAGCAATAGTTCAGTGATAACGGTTGCCACTCAGGGGCCACAAGGTGCTAGTCCTCAAGACACAATTAATATGGATGATGTTGTTAACAAATCTATAGTCTATTATGACGGTAGTTCTTCAAGTCTCAAGGCCAATAATACTTGGACCACAGACACACTTACTAACGGAGGAAACTTCTAGTGGCTAACACGATCAGGATTAAAAAGAGAGCCGCTAGTGGTGCAGATGGCGCACCATCAAGTCTGTTTCCTTCAGAATTAGCGTTTAACGAAAGTGATCTGAAACTGTATTACGGTTTTGGTGATAACGGTTCAACTCCACCTTCTGCAAGTTCAGTTATTACTGTTGGTGGTTCTGGAGCGTTCTTTAATAAAACAGATACAAGAACAGCAAATACAATTCTTGTTGGTCCTGCAAGTGGGTCTGCTGCGGCTCCTACGTTTAGAGCTTTAGTTGCTGCTGACTTATTAAAGCTAAATGAATTTACAGTACCTGATGGTGCTGTTTCTCTAAACAGTCAGAAGATTACAAACCTTGCTGATTGTACTGCTGATAATGATGCGGCAAATAAAGGTTATGTAGACGGAGTCGCGCAGGGCTTGGACATCAAGGATTCCTGTGTTGTTGTTTCTACTTCAAATTTAACGCTTGCAAATACTCAAACAGTAGATGGTGTTTCATTATCTGCTAATGATCGTGTTCTTGTTGCAGGGCAATCAACAGCATCTGAAAATGGTATTTATAAAGTTGTAGATGGAGGAAGTTGGACGAGAACAGACGATCTAGCTACAGGGGCTGATGCTGCTGGAGTATTTACATTTATAGAAAAAGGAACAACTAACGCCGAAAATGGTTTTGCTTGTACTTCCGACAAGGGAAGTGCGGTAGTGGGAACTAATAACCTTACATTTGCTCAATTCTCAGGTGCAGGTCAGATAACAGCAGGTGATGGTCTTCAAAAG